ACGACTACAGCAGGTGCGTTCTTGAATCCACCAAGAATCACCCGTCCCTGGTGTGTCGCTCCAGCACTAGGGAATCCCACGCCGTGAGACCACCCGAGTGCGTAGTGTCCTGTGATGTTTGTCCTGATCGGAGCCTTAACGCAGTAGGCAACGAAGCAGTTTTCTCCTCTGGACGCTACGGCAAATGATCCGCCGTCAACATGAATGACTCCGCCAACATCAATCCTTTGTGTGGTATCAGTAGGATCTGTCACATTGCCACGAGTCACCGTATCCCATGCTGTCTCGTGCCCCGTCGGAACATGGCTGGCCATAATGGAGTCGTCAATGTTCCCGACGTACAGGTAAACCTTGGTGCCAGGCACGATTGAATCCGGCTGAGAGTTTACGAAAGTAGTAGATGAGTTCTCTATCCGAAGGACAGGAACGACATTCCCCTTTTTGTCACGAAGCCTGTATAAAGCATAAGTAGACCCTGATGAACTTGGGTTGTTGTTGATTAAAAACGCCTTGATATCAGAAGACGTGGGGTTGTCACCATCAGTGGTGCCACTCCCTGATATTGCGTAAAAGTGTTCAGATGTGGCAGAAGCGCCGCCTGTAGTGTCTACCAACGACGCTATGCATCCGACCAACTGATTATCGGTCAAGCCTCCTTGACTGGTAAAGGCAAGGTCAACGCTTTTGTATTCCTGTGATGTCGAACTGGTGAGTGTGTTTAAGTTTGAATGAGTGAAAGCCACAGTCGGAAGAGTGCTATCTTTTATCCAAGGACCATCCCAGTCATAAGGGTCTTCAACTCTGATCTCAATGTTGCTACCTTCCTCTATATCTGTCAGACGCCTGCACACTGCTTTCGTAGGCGACTCTATTGAAGTGATTCTTACAAAGAACCCTGCCCCATGACTGGTGTGCTCACCATAGTCTGGATGGATCTCGCTACCTACGGTGAAGTTCTTCCTGTCATGGAAGTTGTAATGGCCAATCCTGTAAATAGCCGCTACATCCTCGTCGTCGAACCATTCTTCAGTTGTCTCTAGAGTAAAGTTGTCGTTGCTACCATCCACAACCTGGGTGACCTGCATGGTGAATCGCTCACCACGAATGTCCACCTCAGGCGAACGACCCTCGCACTCATAAGGACGGGTGTTCAGCGTCGTCCCGTCAAGGTATACCTGCATTGGGAAGTTGTCCGGGTGCATGACCGTCAACGTATCTTCATACTGGAAGTATTCGAGTTCTGGTATCTGACTTGCAGTAAAGTTGTGAAGCCCAAAGAGGGTTCGGTAATCGTTAGCCGTCGATACCCCTGAACCCGAAGACCCTGGAGGGAGATAGTTTCGACGTTCGCTAGTCCCTGTATACGGAGTGCCGGTCACCTTAAACGGCAAGTTTGAGTTCCCGTTATTTTTCCAGCCGCCAGTTCCCAAACTCGCACCAACAGAAGTCTGCAACGTGTTGTTCAC